ACACCAAGGATCGGCACCTATGGATAGGCAACCGATTCAATGGCTGGTCAAAAGTCTTACTTGTATCTATCCCTTACGCTGAGGCAGTTGAGCCGCGCATCAAAGGCATCAGCCCAAGCTTCATCTATGTGGATGAGCTAACCAACTGTAACGGAAGAGAGTACTTTATCTATCCAGCAGCGCAGCTAAACCGCCGCTCGAACATCGAAGGCCCGCAGCAATACACAGCATCCTGTAACCCTGAGGGCCCATCGAACTGGGTCTACAAGATGTTCTTTGAGGAGGTACTGGACGAGGAGACTGGCGATGCTGACCCTGACTACTCTGTGTTTCATGTTCCCATCTCTGAGAACACTCACCGCTTGCCGCCCGAATACCTTAGGTCACTTCAGCAAATCCTGCGTCACGACCCCGTGGAGCAGCGGAGGCTTATCCTTGGCGAGTGGGTGGATAGGCCATCGGGCGAGGCCCTGTTTAAGGAATACTTCAGCCCAGAGATACATGTGAGAGGGGACGAAATGTCAGGCAAGGGCCTGATACCAAACCCGGAGCACCCCATAATCGTTGGGTATGACCTCGGTCAAGTATTCTCAAGCGTAACCTTTCTTCAATCACTTCCCACTGAAGACGGGGCTGTATGGCTGGTGTTTGATGAGGTTGATCATCTTGGGGAAAAGATACTCTATCGCAATTTAGTTCGGGAGATTATCCAACGGATGGACTACTGGAACAGAAGGGCTGAGCATGAGTTTAAGTTCATGCACATCTCTGATGAGTCAGCCATTAACCAGTGGCACCCAGGCGGAGAGGGGAGCTACGATGCATGGGATGTGGAGCGCTACTCGGAGGGTCGGATCAAGTTAGTAGGCTGCCCAAAAGGGCAAGGAAGCGTTGAAGCAAGGGTCAGACTGCTGTCTAATAAACTTTTCCAGGATGAATTTTATGTTTCAGCTACCTGCCGGAACACAGTGGAAATGCTCCACCAACTGTCAGGGGATAAGAAAAACCCCTCAAAACCAAAGCGATCCCGATACATACACAAGTTCGACAGCATCACCTATCCGATGTTCCGCATGGAACTGTCCGGAAGAAATTACTTGCCCGTAAGGGAGATTAGGCCAAACTTAATTAGGTGTGGCGTTTCCTAACATCCATACACTGAAAAAAGATTATTATGATACAGCACAATGACAAGCTGGTGTTAGATACATCAGACGATAACGAGCTAAAAGATTACCTAGGGACCAAGTCTGCTGGAGATGAATGCAGCTTCACGGTTCGGGTAACTTTAGATGAGCTAACAGACAATCAGGCCGTGTTCAGCGTGGAGGATCTAGTGATTGATTCTTACCGGGAAACCGAGGACGCTGAGGACGCCGAGCCAGACGAAGAGGACCCGATAGACGGGCCCGTGGATGACGACGATCATCCAGTCATTATGCTCATGTCCAAAGGCAAGAAGTATCCTAACAAATAAGGCCACAAACGGAGGGCTGCATCCCCTTGAGACCGGCGGCTCAGTATCCCTTAAGAGATACTACGAGCAGCGCGGAGTTCCTGGGGAATGGGACGCAAGCCGGGTGAGGCGACTCGGGAAGCTGCTTCGCCTTTCTGACTATGAGCTAGCGGCAATGTTTTGCATTAAGAATACACAACTAAAGCGATGGCTGACCAAAGGATTACTCCCCCCTTATGTCGCCCTTCACTTTGCCCTGCTGGAAAACTGGGTTGCACAGCAGAGAATTAGCCAACAAGACCCTGTTATTGAGTTCCCATGATTGATTACGAAATCCTAAAAGAGGCCGGCACTACTAATGAGCGGCTGCGAGAAATCCTCACCAACACCAAGCCCGAGAGCAAGGACGGCAAGCTTCGGGCTAAGGTGGAAAAGATGATCGGCTCTCGAATGTCCGAGCATGTGACCTATTCCTTAAGGAATCATCACCTGTATAGCGCTGTGGACTTGGCCTGGGATGCCAGCCCTATCAACAAGTCCACCATTCCACTAATCCTATACGCCCAGAAAAGAATCAATATGGAGGGCTGTGTGCGCGAGATGCATAAGACAGGAGCGCCGGCCTCGGCTGTCAACCAGTACGTTAAGCGTGATGAGTCCGGCAAGATAACTGACATTGATCTCCCTAAGTTCTTTGAGGTGAACGTCAACCTTGTTCGCTCGTTTGTTACGCGCCGCCTCGCGGCCCAGGTCAACAAGTACAACAACCTCTACCCCTTCTTCAAGTACGAGAGCCGCACCACAGGCCCAGTGGGTAAGCTGAGGGCTGACGCCCTGTCTCAGCGCATGGACATCATGGCGGACCAGTACGACTACAGGCACTTCCAGACGCAAGCCATTCGAGACATGTTCCTTTACGGCCACTCTGTCGCATTCCCAAGAGCATCCTGGGAGCGCGAGGTTCAGTGGACCAAGGACCCACACGCCGAAGAGTTCAAGGTTGATGGGGCATTCGACGGCACGATACCTAAGTCGTCCAAGGTCACAAAAGAGGGAATTGGGTGGATCCTCCCTCACCCGAGTCGAGTTTTCTGGGACAACAGCCACCCGCTGTCCTCCCTTAACACAGACACTGGATGTAATTATTGCGGCTTCTGGGATGTAATCCGGTACGGCGACATAAGCGATAACCCCAGCTTCTTTAATAGGGACCAGATCGGATTCAGCAAAGCAACTGACTCCCTGTATGTTAACTTCTCCGACTACTTCACCCAATACTACACTAAGATTACACCGGCCAGCTCAACGGCTGACCCGTCCGCCTTCAATGATCGGAACAATAACATAGGCAGGTACTCAGGGGAGATGGTTGAGGCATCAGTCATGGTCGGTGAGTACTTCTGGAAGGTGTCGCCTAAGGATTGGGGAATAGGCAACTACCCCCACCCTGTATGGATTCACCTCAAGATAGCTGGAGACAACACGGTTATCTTTGCGGAGATTATGCCATCGAGTCCAGCCGCCGTGTTCTCCTTTAACGAGAATGATTCACGGATGCTTAACCTGTCCGTTGCGCACGAGCTCATGCCCTACCAGGATCAGCTCACGAACCTTCTCTCCCAGCTTCTTGAAACAGCTAAGGCTGACTTGTTTAGCGTTGCGGTTCTCAACTCAGATATATTCCCAGATACAGACGACGGACAGAAAGTGCTTGAAGATTTCCGCAACACTCTCAGCGGTAAGAACTTCTACGCCACCACTAATGTGCTGGAGGCCAGCTTCCAGAAGTTAAGGGATCTGGGTATCGACCCGAAGGCCGACAACGTGTTCAAGATTGTTCGGTCAGCGCCCAACACTCAGCTCACCGCTGTCTTCCAGTCCATCTCTCACCTCTTGTCCATGGCCGAGCGCATGATGGCGCTCTCTCCGCAAGAGCAAGGGCAGCCCGCACCTAGGGAGACATCTGCTACGGAGGTTACTATCATTAACAACACCACCGAGTCGGTATATAGCTATATATCTGAGGCTATTGATGAGGCTCGGTCTGCTCAAAAGAGAATTTGCTACGAAGGCCTCGTGTCTCTTGGGTCGAAGTCAGTCTACCTACCTGTGGTTAATCGCTACACCGATGATGTCATCACCCGAGCTGGATTCCAGAACGTGGCAGATGAGGATGAGTCAATGAACTCAATCGGTTCTCGGCGCACCATCACTGGTACCATATCCAACCTTGTTCATGATTACGTATTCACAAGCAGGGACGGGTCGGAGCGCTCACTCAACACCATGAGCGCCCAGAACCTGATACAACTCTTTCAGATCATAACTCAAAGCCAGGTGCTGTTGCCCAGCATACCAAAGGAAAAGCTGTTCGAGATCGTGAACGAGATATTCCGTCTCCTTGGAGCCACGGACCTCAGACTTCAGGCCCCTCCCGGGGAGGAAGGGCAGCCGGTTACAGGCGGAGCGGATCAAGAGATCCAGCAAGGCATGCAACAAATCATCCAAGCCGTTCAGCAGAACGCATCAGATATTCAAACCCTGTCTGGCGGTGCCAGTCAACAACCCCAAAACCCACCACAACCTAGTACCCCAACCACAGTATGAGTGAAGACATTACCCCCGTCGCAGAAGAAGCAACCATAGCACCTGAGCAGAGCATCGAGGCTGCCCCTGAGCCAGCTCCTGAGCCAGTTCAAGAGGTCGACCCCGCGCTCAGCATGGCATCCCGTTCTCGGGAAGCCAGCCCTCCACCAGGCTTTGTGCCATCCGATAATGACTCGGAGCTTAAGGACATGATGGTCAAGCGCCTATATGAGGATATGGGTATGATTGTTGAGGACGAGAAGGCAAAGGAGGAGCCAGTAAGTGAAGAGGCTGTTGCTGCTAAGGCCGAAGAGGTGAAGCCTGAGCCCGAGAAGCCACGCCGGAAGACAACAGTGCAGAGCAAGGATGAGTTTGCTCGCGAGTTTGTTGAGTCAGTACGTGATGTTGTTCGTAGTGAGAGGCCCGTAGAAGACTCCCGCCTCCCTCTACCCCCAGAAGATGAGCTCCCAGTCGTCTCAGACACTGACGGACTAATGGATGAGCAGAAGTTTGAGCTGGAGTTGATGGAGCATGCCCAGAAGGAAATGAAGGATAAGTATCCTAACATTAGGGCGCGGTCGATTCAGTTCTACAAGGACATGGACGAGTGGGTGGGCAAGCAAACTGAGGAGGACTCTGACTTCTCAATGGAAAACAACTCTGAAGAGATCGAAGAATACATCTCTAACAACAAGCCGATGCTCGACCCACTGGACGAGCGACGCATGGAGCGCGCCCTAATCCGTGAGCAAGCTGTCTCCCAGATACGGTCAGAGTCCGACGCAAAGTTTCGTGACTTAGAGAACAAGACCCGCACCATAGAGGAGCGACCTAAGATTCAGTCAGAGTCCAGTCAGTTCAAGGATTCCTTACTGGACGCGGAAGGGTCAGAGGCGCTGGCCTTAATTAAGGATGGCAAGATGAAGGAGGCATCAGAGCAGTTCCCCATGGAAGCATCTGTTGCCAATGAGGTGACTGAAAGGGTGTCAAAGATCTACGAGGACTATATGTATTATGACCGTGGGCTGGCCTCTTTTGAGGAGCGCCGCGATTCCATGGAGTTCTTGGATAAGTTCCTGTCAGATCAGGGTCAGTTCTTTGCGCAGAATGGGGGTGAGTCCCGTGTGCGTGAGGGTCGCCAATTCCTGCCGGTGGCTGAGTTCAACCAAAGCATGAACCAGAACGCCCAGCAAACACAGGCGAGGCACTGGACTTTTGACTCGGCAGACGTCAGAGAATTGCTCGGCGCATCGGCTCGACAGCAAATAAAAACTTCAATTTCACAGATGGAAGAGCAGATTTCCAGGTACGGATTCGTCCGTAAGCCGACTGAATCCGACCCCCAACGGAAAGAGGAGGCTCAAGCGCAAGCTGTTACCCCACCCCTGGCTCAGGTCAGTGCCGCTCCAGGGTCAGCAAATCCATCAGGAATCCCTAACCCAGACCACCCAGGCACTAGCGTAATTGACGTACTTGGCATCAGGGGGCCATTCCCGGAAATGATGGAATAAGATTTAGTTCATCTAATATATACCCCTGAACACGCTAAAGTGGCATGCCCTATTGAGAGGGTATACCTTGGGGGGATATGCCAACTACGTTTCCAACCAATAACTGCGATCCACGGCTAATTACCGTGGACGACTCAACCGGGTGTACTCTTACACGAGCCAGCATCCGGGCTTTCACCCGTCAAGACTTCGAGGACCAACAGTTCAAAGAAGTCGGGATGGACAGAATCATTGCCCAAACCAAGGAGGCTCGAATGGCCGGTGTTCGGGAGCGGACCCTTACGGATCTACTGCTCTCCCGTCACGTGTCACTCAAGCAATCCAGTGGGGGCAGCAATCAATCCGTAATTGCTCCTTATACGCTCGTTCCTCGCCGGAACGTCGTCAACGCGAACTACTTCCTAATCGAAGCAGGTGCTGCGAATAGTAGTGCGGGTAGCGGCACCAACCATGCCGGCCTCTGGGACCTTACCGTTAACACGGGTGTCTCACAGTTCAAGTCCTCACTGAAAGACCTCGAGAAATACTTCCTTCCAGGGATGTATATCCTCGTTGAGAACCTGAACGGAACTGCAGCTCAGTCACTTCAGTTTGAAGTTGTCGCCGCTGTAAACGCCACCTCTGGTGGTGTTGAAAAGGCCACGGTTACGGTGCAGCCTAACCTCACCACTACAGCCTTCGCTGCTCTCACCACAGCTCAGAAGGCTGTATACCAGCCTGGAACTAACGGGGGCACGATCACCTTGCTTGCGAATAGCGTAAGTGACTACGAGTCATGGTGCCACCAAGGGCCAGCGGTCAATGATTTGACCTTGCTTGAGTACTGGCAGCAGACTACCCGTCACACTCATCAGTTCAATGATGAGTACTTGAAGGCACTTGAAGCGCCGCTCACCAGCAACTTCTTCAAGAAGTTCCGTCAGCTCCCGTTAGCGCAACAGCGCAAGCAACAGGAGATGGCCATGGAGCAGGCCTTCTATAACTCAGTGTTCTACGGACAAGAGATTAACGAGAACCAGACCGTCGAGGGTTACACTACCCTTCCTCAGGTTATGGATCCCGCTAACAGCTCATGCCCGATGGAGTTCAAGTCTAATACGTTAGGCATTCGCACTCAACTGGGTCGCTGCGGCAAAGTCTCTGACAAAGCTGGCGGCGTGCTTAACCTGGACTCCATCTTCGAGTCCTGCTACTTGCTCAAACGCTACCGTGAAGCCACAAGCGGCTCCATTGAAGTGATTGACGCGATGACTGACCGGTTCACCGCCGCCAAGGTACGTGACCTAATGATGAAGTACTACCAGTCTAAGTACAGCTCGTCCGCGACGCTGTTCTACCAGCCTGGTCAGAAGATTACGCACAACGGGGCAACTGTCCTTGAGTACAACGTCTACGACCTGCCGGATCAGGGTGTCCAACTGGCCGTGTTCACTGACCCCTACTTCGATGATCGAATCGGGGCCTTCGACACTACCAACAAGAGCCGCTCACGCAGCTTCTGGATGCTCGACTGGAGCGACATCAACATTAACGTGATCCGCACTAACAGTGTTAAGCGCCAAACTAACGTGGCAGATAACCTGTACAACTGCGTCATCACTCCGAACGTGACCCATTACATGCTTAACTCGAAGACCTTCGAGGTGCGTGTGGGTGATACGAACCGGCATGCTGTCTTGGAGAACTTCTCCGATGCTTGCCCGACTGTAACTGCCGTAAACTGCGCGGTCACCGTTAGCTAGTCCTAAGGGGTGGGAAGAGCAAATGCATACGCAACTATGTTGTGAATGAACACAGCGGCGGAGGGGGCTACGGTCCTTTCCGCCGCTACTTTTAACCCCAAACCAACACCATCCCATGGCTACAAAATACTACACAGCAACTAACTGCAACCGAATCTTTTGCTCCTCCAATGGGGACATCGCCTTTGAGCCCTACCTTTACCTTGGAGGGGTCTGGTACGGGCTCTTCATCACAGACTGCAAGGTGGAGCAAAAGGCTCTTTCCGAGGAGGACGGAGTCTCCGAGATGACGGAAGGGGAATACAATGCAGAGCTCAAAAAAAAAGCAACTCCATCAGCAGAGTTCAATCCCTTACGGACTCTTTCCTCAGCCAAGGCCGAGCTACCACCCCTCACTCGGGTGGAGGATGCGGGGCCTGTGCAAAGCGTGCTTCAGGCGGCTGATAGAGAAGCTGAAAGGGCTGCTCAATCTAAACCAGTAGAATTAAATGCTGCGCTCAAGGTCGGCCCCACTGACCGAGCCAGCACCACTAAACCCAAGAGGGGGAGAAGGAAAAAGTAATCATGCCAAGAAATAAAAGCCGATGGGAAGAGTTCAAGGACGGGCAGCGCAGATCATGGAACACCGCCAAAGACACCGCACGGGGCCTGGGGAAGATAGCTAAGCCTTACGCTCGCAGTGCCCTCCGAAGCCTCTCGCCCGCTGGCCTCGGAATGGATGTCGGGACCGCCGGAATGGATGCAGCCCTTAAAAAGGCGCGGGCAATTGGGGCCAAGGGGTCGGCCCGCCGAGGCAAATTGCCTCTCCCCGGCGACCGCAAGGACAAGGAGGTGAATAGGCTTAAGCTGGAAAACAGCAGGCTAAAGGCGGCGGCGGCTAAGGCAAAGATAAAGGCGGCCGCATCTTCCGTTAAGGGAGGGCTGTCTAAAATGGGTGGAGTGATTTCGGGCATTGCCAAAAAGACAACGAAGGCAGCTAAGAAATCTGCGGCAAAGAGAGCCAAGGCTAAGGCCAAGGCATTGCGCAAGGAAGACAAGAAGTTATCGAGCCTGCCACGACCGGCAGGGAAAATTACAAAGCCCATCCCGGAGCCCTGGGAGCACCCAGCGTATTGAAAAAATAACTTGCTTCAAGCGGGGTTAGCCCTGAGCTTAAGCTATGACGTGGATCGAATTTAAGACGGCAGTTCGTACCTACCTCACGGTGGATGGGAATCGGCTTAATATACAGGACTACATTGACCGGGCGATCCTCTCCACGGTCATTGATCTCCAGTCCTATGTACCTTATTACAGGGTTCATTCGGCCCTAACCTACAGTCTGAATGGCACCATCAAGGATTCTGAGCCGCTTGCGGCTGATGAGCATGCTAGCACTGGGGCGCTTGAGGGGGATGTTCGGATCACGGACGCCTACTTCATCGACGGCGACAAAGATTTCGACTGGCAGGACGACCTCTCTGAGCCGTCCGACATCAATGACAGTTGCCGGCGCGTACCCATGACCACCTGGTCCTGGGCAAACCGCTACGACCTGATGTGCGGCCTGGCATCCGGCCACCACGCCATCTCCATCCACCCCAACGGAATTAATTTCATTGTTTTCCCGCAGGTAACCTCAACTGATAAGGTGGAAATCTTCTATCAATCCATAGATAGAAGCTTTGCTGACTCGGACGTGGTGCCATTCAGTGACGAGGAGATCATTATGGCTGTCGCTGAGAATGTTAAATCAAAGCTCTCTCGTGAGGTAGATCGGGACCTGCAGCTCTACAGCTCTTATGCCGCATCCTATGCCAAGCAGCGCCAGCGCATCTACCTTGATGCCAGGGACCGTAAGCGAATCTTGTACCAGTTCCCGTCTCCATTGTCTGACGCAGCAGGGAGGCGAAGTATTACCACCGCAAGTACTGACACCACCACCACGCTGACAAGCAACTGCGGCTAGATATGAGCATAATTGTTTCCAACGACAAGCCTGCCGGAGACCCAAACGTGCCCAACGCGGAGGATACCCCCAAATGGAAAAGCTATATGTGGCGGCGCAATACCACCGGCTCAGATGTTAACTTGTACTTATGGGATGACACTGCCACCGCCGACACGACCTACCTGAAATGGAAGAAGATAGGTAACTTTATTCAGTTTGATCAGCTTAGTAACTACGCCGACGACACTGCTGCCGCTACCGGAGGGGTGATGCTCGGAGCCATGTACCACACCGCCGGAACCCTTAAAATTCGCATAGCTTAATGTCTGCATTTGTTGTCAGTAATGATCGAAGCGACGGCACTCCTAATGTGCCGAACGCCAATGCTACCGGAAAATGGCGGTCAATCCTGTGGCGGAGAAACAGGGAGGCAGGGCAAGGAACCTCCACGTCTATATACCTCTGGGATGAGGCCGTTGCAACAGCGGACCCTGTGTACCTGAAGTGGGTTCCCATTGGTAACTTCATTGCCACCACAGATCTCCTGTCGCTGCAGGCAGGCTCACCAAAGCTAAGCATCACCAGCTCGGGTGGAAATGTTTACTTCGATTCAGTGGAGAGCGCTTTTACGATAGCAAACATTAGCGGCGACCTTCCGCTGTCTAAGCTCCCTGCAACTGTTCCTCTGATTGATGCCGCCAACACCTTCTCCCTGCACAATACCTTTAGTGCCGGACTAACCGGTGATCTAACCGGCAACGCCACCTCCGCCAACAAGCTGTACGCCACTCGCAGCATACACCTTACTGGTGACGCCACCGGCTCTGTGAGTAGTGTGGATTGGTCACAGGATGTCACCATCAACACTACCGTCACTCCGGTGGCAGTTGAGTCTAATCTCCCTCACTGGAACGCAAGCCACCTAATGTCTAGGGTTATCGGGAATCAGACGCCCGTAAATGGAGATGTATATGCGTGGGATCAAGGGAACCAGGAGTGGGCAGCGGTGGAGGCATGCTCGACCGTCCTTCCTAATCTTCTTGATGTCACTATATCGTCTCCGGCAGATGGGCAGTTCATAAAGTACGTTTCAGCCAGCTCAGACTGGGAGAACTTCTCGCCCACCACCGACAACATAACGGAAGGCACTAACCTTTACTACACGGACGAGCGCGTGGACGACCGGTTGTCCTTGCTGATTCAGGAAGGCACCGGAATCAACCACGTCTATGATGACGCGGCCAACACATACACTCTTTCGGTAGATTTCGGGGACTTCTCAACCAGTGACCTAGCGGAGGGAACTAATCTTTACTACACAGAAGCGCGATGGGATGCCCGCCTGGCTACCAAGACCACTGACAACCTTACTGAGGGCTCTTCAAACCTTTACTTCACAGATGCCCGAGCTCGCACCTCCCTCAGTGCGACTGGCGATATTACCTATACATCCGCCACGGGCGTTTTCTCACACACTGATGCCATTCAGTCAGTGAACGCAGCTACTGGAACAGTTGTTCTTGATACTGATGACGTCGCAGAGGGGTCAACGAATCTTTATTACACGGAAGCAAGGGTTGCGGCGAACACTGCCGTTACGGCGAACACCGCCAAGATCACAAATGTCACCACCGATTTAAGTGTAAGTCGTGACGGGACAAAGATCGACGTGGTTTCGAGTGACGGGACTAATGCTGTCTTACCACTAGCTGACACCAATAACTGGGGGGTAATGTCGGACGAGATGTTCGACAAGCTCGACGCTATCGCTGGTTCAAACTCAGGCGATGAGGTGGCGGCCACTGAGACGGTTGCGGGTATCGTGGAGCTAGCCACAACTGCTGAGACTACCGCCGGGACCGACACGACACGAGCGGTTACACCGGCCGGTGTGCAAGCGGCTGTTGATGAGATTCTTGACGGCGCACCTGCAGCGCTTGATACGCTCAATGAACTTGCTGCTGCGATTGATGATGACGCCAGCTACGCCTCAACAATCACAACTGCGTTAGGGCTTAAGGCCCCGAAGGCAAGCCCGACATTTACAGGTACAGTTGCGATTCCTAATATATCTGATTTAGAAGCTGCTGTCGCGGCCAACACTGCCAAGGTCTCCGACGTAAATCATAACGTCACGACCAACCTGAGCATAAGCCGTGATGGCACTAAGCTCGATGTGGTTTCAAGTGATGGAACTAACGCCTCCCTCCCACTAGCTGACACCAATAACTGGGGCGTGATGTCGGACGAGATGTTCGATGAGCATACGGTTAACAATGCAAAGACTGGGATTACTTCGGGTCAGGCAAGTGCGATCACTGCCAATACGGCCAAAACAGGAATTACCTCCGGTCAGGCAAGTGCTATTGTAGCTAACACGGCTAAGACTGGTATCACTTCGGGGCAAGCCTCCGCCATCACAGCGAACACTGCCAAGACCGGCATCACATCTGGGCAAGCAAGTGCCATCACAGCGAATACTGCCAAGACGGGTATTACTTCCGGTCAGGCGTCTGCGATCACAGCGAACACAGCTAAGGTTACAAATGTAACCACGGATTTAAGTGTGAGCCGTGATGGCACTAAGCTCGATGTGGTTTCAAGTGATGGAACCAATGCTGCCCTGCCATTAGCTGATACCAACAATTGGGGTGTGATGTCGGACGAGATGTTCGATGAGCATACCGTCAACAACGCCAAGGTCTCGGACGTAAATCATAATGTCACCACTAACCTAAGCGTAAGCCGTGACGGCACAAAGTTGGACGTGGTTTCAAGTGATGGAACCAATGCTGTCCTACCGTTAGTAGACACTAATAATTGGGGCGTGATGTCGGACGAGATGTTCGATGAGCATACGGTTAATAACGCTAAGACCGGGATTACTTCGGGTCAGGCGTCTGAGATTACGGCTAACACGGCTAAGGTTGGAATCACTTCTGGGCAAGCAAGTGCCATCACAGCGAACACAGCTAAGACGGGAATCACATCCGGTCAAGCAAGTGCTATCACTGCTAACACAGCTAAAGTTAGCAACGCCACCCACACGGGCGATGTGGCTGGAGCGACCTCCCTAACCATCGCAGACAACGCAGTCTCCTTAGCCAAGATGGCCGGGCTGGCACGGGGTAGTGTGATTATCGGTGACAGCAGTGGAGACCCAGCGGCGTTGGTTATCGGCAACAACACCTACGTGCTCACCTCAGACGGCACGGATATTTCGTGGGCTGCTGGCGGTAGCGGTAGCGGTAGCGGTGGCCACGCAATTAAAGACGAATCAGGGACGGCGCTAACGGCTCGAAGCAACCTGGACTTCCTTGGCGAGCTGGTATCTGCAGTAGATAATCTCAGTGATGACTCGACAGACATAACAATAGATGCCAAGACGGCTTGGCTTTATGGGTAAATCTAATGGCAACGACACACAAAAAACTTGCAAGCGGCCAACTGGCTGCGAGTGCGGGAAATATATACGCACCAACCGTAAAGGGGATGGTGAAGACAATCGCGCTGCACAACACGAGCAGCGCGACGAAGCATGCCACGGTGTACTTCGGTACGACCGCCAACGCGGCGGACAAGATTCTACGAGTCTCGCTTGAGGGGTACGAGACCCTAGAGTGGGGCCTTCAGCATATGCTTGTTGTGGACGGCAGCAGCAGTAGTGGGATTAAGCTCTCGGGTGAGGCTGAGGACGCAACAACAATTAACTACTTCGTGTTCGGAGCAGAGGAGAACTAAACAATGGCATTTTCAACATCATCAATAGCAGCAATCAAGGGGGACACAGGCACCACTGGAACCACGGGCAGTCAGGGCACACAGGGCATACAGGGGCCAGCCGGAAACGACGGAACTAATGGGGCCGACTACGACCTCACCGCCGACCAGACTTGGACTGGCTCCCAACGTGCCACCATTGTCACCGACAACGACGGCAGCTTCGACCTTAACGCTGGTCAGAACTTCTTCTGTACGGCTGCGGCTGCGGTGGCGATTGACTTCACTAACGAGGTGTCGGGTCAGAGCGGGTTCATCAAGCTAATCAACGGCTCTGCTTACGCGCACACTCTCGCTGCCTCTAGCACGACGAAGGTTGATTCAGATTTCCTCACGACAGTTGGCGGGGCTGGCACGTTTCTTATCTCGTACTTGTGCGATGGCACGAACACCTATCTCTCCACAACTAAAGCCCTCGCTTAATGGCGATATTCAACAACAGCATAATCCCAGCCGGAGCCGCCGCAGCGGATGATGTGGTTACGAAGTCGGTGCGGATTACTCCGAGCAGCTATCTCAAACTTGCTTCACTCACTAGCACTCCGACTGATTCACAGAAATTTACAGCCTCATTTTGGATGAAGCGATGGGGGTTAGGGGATGTGAAACACATTTTGGGCGGCGGGACAAGTGGTACAAATTGGT